GGGGTGTATACACCTGTGGCCCTATCTTGTGCTAGGGGTGAGGGTGTATGCGCTTATTAGGGCATAAGGTGCATGGATACTGCGCGGCATACACCTTTTGCCATGCGGCAAAGTAGGCGAGTGAGAAGGGGCGACGGCTGATCAACCACCCGCAAGGAAAGGATGCGGCAGCGGGCTAGATGGTCAGAAAGGATGCGGCAGAGGGCATGCACCAAAAGGACCAGCGCTCCGCGCTGCTGGTTTATGGCGCGGGAAACCCGCGCCGTTGCTGGGCTGCAGCCACGGGAGAAGGGACGGGGCTATTCAGGCGGACAAGGTTGGACGCTGGCGCGTCCGCTTGTTTGTTCTTTTGTTCTTTTGTTCTGTTGCTCTTTTGTTCCTTTGCGGCTAATCTGTGCCCGTTGGATCTGATAACCCACCAGGAGGGCCAGCGATGGCGAAGGTAATTTCGGTGCTCAACCAGAAGGGTGGCACCACAAAGACGACGAGCGCGGTCAACGTGGCCAGCTGCTTGGCCGTCACCCACGGCAAGCGCGTGCTGCTGGTCGACCTCGACCCGCAAGGCTCGGCAACCGATTGGGCGGCCAGCCGGGAGGGCGCCGAGGGCGACCCGGGCGTGATCCCATGCGTGGCCATGGGCAAGCAACTGGCGCGCGACCTGCCCCGCGTGGCGGGCGGCTATGACTTCGTCGTCGTCGACGGCGTGCCGCAGATCAGCGAACTGGCCGCCGCCGCGATCAAGGCGGCCGACCTGGTGCTGATCCCGGTGCAGCCGAGCCAATACGACATATGGGCCTGCAGCGACCTGGTGCAGCTGGTGAAAGACCGGCAGGAGATCGCAGACGGCCACCCTCACGCCGTGATGATGGTCGCCCGTGCGGTACCGGGCACGGTGATCGAACGCACCGCACGCGAAGCGCTCGAGGCCTTCGAGCTGCCCATCCTGTCGAGCCAGACCTGCCAGCGGCAGTCCTACGTGCGCGACATTGGCAGCGGGCAGAGCGTCATGGACCTGCCGGCCGACAACAAGGCGCGCCTCGAGATCGAAGCCGTCACCGCCGAACTGCTGGAGCTGCTGCAATGACCGACGCGAAGTTGAGCACCGCCCGCCCCAGCCGCGCAGGCGCGCCCACCATCGAGCGCCCGCACGTTGAAAAGGCGCGCGCTGCAGTGTCGGGCGATGGCGAAGAAAAGAAGATCCCGCTGCTGGCGCCGGTGCGCTACCACAAAGGGCTGCAGGACTTGAAGAACATGACCAGCGACTCGACGCCGGTCAAGTACCTGCTCCTCGAGGCGATCGACGACCTGTTCGAGAAGTACAAGCGGGGCGAGGGGAAATTCGAGGTCGAGGATCTCGACGAGTTGCGCCGGCGGCTGCAGGCGCAGAAGTGAGGAAAGGTGCCCGACAGTGGCGGCAACCGCTGCCGGGCATGGACACGATCAAACCTTTGAGAGAGAGCAACCATGTCCGCAAACGACTATATCACGGCGGCTCAGCTGCCACTTCATCGCATCACCGACCCGGCCTGCCGGCGCCTGGCGATGCAGTTCGTCGCACGCTACACCACCGGCCGCACCGGCGCGGCGCTGATGGCTCGTCTCGGGAGGGCCGCGTAATGCCTACCCTCAACCAGACGAAAGCCCTCGAGGAAGCCGCGCAGCGGCTCGCCAAGCACGCCGGGCGCGACTACTCGAAGATCCGCATGGTCGACCACTACCTGCGCCGCAAGGGCCGCAAGGATCCGGCGATCGGCGCCCTGGTGGCCGAGGCGGATGCCATCGTGCGCCCGCTGTTCGATCGCATAACCGACCTCGAGGCCGAGGGCGACCTGCTGCGCCACCGCCTGCGCGTCTGCCACACCGAAACCCGCGCCCTGGTCGAGCACCTGCAGGGCCTGCCCCGTCGCCTGCCCTCGCACCTCGACCAGGAGCACGCCGGTTTCGAGGTGCGCGCCTGGCTGCAGGCCGAGGTCGACCGCGCGCCCGTTCCACCCTACGCCGGCCCGGCCGGGGCGGTGCAGCCATGAGCCGCCACAGCGTAAGCCCGCTCGAGCAGCTGCTCGGGCTGATCGGCACCGCCCTGGTGACGCTCGCCGCCTTTATCTGGCGCGTGTACACCGCCAAGCCCGACGAGATCCTGCAGGGAGAGCAGCGCCATGACGACAGCCATTGACCTATTCGCCGGCCTTGGCGGCTGGTCCACCGGCGCGCGCATGGCGGGCGTCGAGGTGCTATGGGCGGCAAACCACTGGCCCGACGCTGTGCAATGGCACAGCGCGAACCACCCCGGGGCGATCCACGTCTGCCAGGATCTGCATCAGGCCAACTGGTCGCAAGTTCCAGCGCACGACCTGCTGCTCGCCTCGCCCTGCTGCCAGGGTCACAGCCGCGCGCGGGGCAAGAGCTCCGGCAATCCGCAGCACGACTCCTCGAGGTCGACGGCATGGGCCGTCGTCTCGGCGCTCGAGTTCCACCGGCCAGAAGTCGCCCTCGTCGAGAATGTCGCCGAGTTCACGCGCTGGGCGCTATACCCCGCGTGGGTCCAGGCGCTGCTGGCGCTCGGCTACCAGGTGGCGCCGCATATCGTCGACTGCGCGGATCTCGGCGTGCCGCAAAACCGCGAGCGCCTGTTCCTGGTATGCACCAGGAGCCGCGCGCCGCTGATGCTGCAGATCCAGAAACGGCCCCACGTCGCCGCCTCGAGCTTTATCGACTTCGAGGCCGGCAGCTGGTCGGCGATCGAGAAGCCGGGGCGGGCGATCGCCACCATCGAGCGCGTGCAGAACGGCAGGGCCGCCCACGGCGAGCGCTTCGTCATGCCCTACTACAGCACCGGCTCGGGCCGCACCGGGCGCTGCCTGTCGCGCCCGATCGGGACCATCCCGACGCGCGATCGCTGGGCAGTCGTCGACGGCGATCGCATGCGCATGCTGACCGCTGACGAGGTGCTGCGCGCTATGTCCTTTCCAGCCGACACAAAACGACCGGCGAGCCATCGCCTGACCGTCCACATGGCCGGCAATGCCGTGCCACCCGTAGCGGGCGCCGAGATCATTCGCGCCCTGCAGCAAGCCGCCTAAACCAAGGGAGTGACCAGCAATGACTACCAAAACCACACCGCCGCCTTCGGTGCGCCTCACGTTAGTGAAAGACCCAGTGCATGGCAGCATGCATATTCGAATTTGGGAAAACCTGGCCGGCCTTGGCGAGGGCGAGCACCAGCTCTATGCCGTCGAGCCTGCCGGAGCTATTACGCCAACTGACCCTCGCAACTGGACCGACCGGCAGGTACTGGAATTCTTAGGGGTAGCCCTGCGAAACGTGGACCTAGTCGGAACGGTGCATCTTAGCGAGATCCGGCAGGGCTTTGACTTCGTCATGGGACGCAGCGTGGCGACCACCAAAGGAAGCAATTAACCATGACCCCAGCACCGGCCGTTCGACTCCTCCTGGCCACCGGCCTGCAGTGCCGGTGCCCCTTCTGTCGCAACCTGGTACCGCTCGAGCTCGACGAGCGGATCCGGGGCCAGCGCATCGAGTGCCGCCATTGCGGCCGCGACTTCACCATTCACCCCGACGCCGAGATCCAGATCCCATGACGCACTACGTAATCGACCTCGAAACCTTGGGCCAGAAAGCACCCGCGCCGATCGTCGCGATCGGTTGCGTGCGGATCGACGGCCTCACCATCACCGGCGAGCGCTACTGGCAGATCGATCTCGCCTCGGCCATGGCGCACGGCGGCGTGCCCGACGCGAGCACTATCACCTGGTGGCTGCAGCAGGGCGACGAAGCCCGCCGCGAGATCGACGGCAGCACGCCAGGCCTCGACCTGCCCCGCGCCCTCGAGCAGGTCGCCGAGTTCATGCTCGAGCAGGACGGCGAGCGCCTGGTATGGGGCAACGGCGCGACCTTCGACAACGTCATCCTGCGCCGGGCATTCGATGACTGCGCGCTCGAGGCGCCCTGGCCCTTCTGGCACGACCGGGATCTGCGCACGATCCTCGGCCTGTACCCCGAAGCCAAGGCGCGCGAGTTCGAGGGCGTGAAGCACCACGCGCTGCACGACGCACGCCACGAGGCCCGCATGCTGATCGACGCGCTGCGCCTGCACGAGCAGCGGAACGGCGAGACCGGGCCGACGCTGTTCGGGCTGCAGGTCGTCGTCGATCCGGCCATGCCACCAGACGCCATCCGCCTGGTGCAGGGCTGACAAGCCCGCTCTGTAACCCGCCCCACACAGCCCGCCACATGGCGGGCTTTTTGTTACCCTGCGCCCGCCAACTAGGGAGGGGCTGCAGGATGAAAAAGGTAGTGATCGGCGGCGCCGTGACGCTGGGCATATTGGTGGCGCTGATAATGGATCTGCGCGGCAAGGAAACCGTCGGGCTGGCCAATGCCCACCGCGCGGCAGGCTTCGAGCCCAGCTGCGAGACGGTGAAGACGGGCGGCCAAACGTGGGCCGTGTGCACGTACACCGGCACGCCGAGCGCCTGGCTGAAAGCCGGCGACGATTGGGCCACCGCGAACGGACGCGCGCAGCAGGTGGTGCAGCGCCTCGAGGAGAAGGGGCTAGGGCCTTACCAGGATCTGCCGCTGCTATACGTGGCCAAGGGCATGCCCTCGATGCCGCCCGCCGTGCTTGAGCGGCTCCGGTAGCCAGAAACGACAAAAGCCCCCACCGCCGCGAGGCAGTGGGGGCTTTTTCTTGGGCACAAAAAAACGCCCCACAGCCGAAGCCATGGGGCGGGTGTCACGATTGCTTGCCGTCGGGGTAACTCGCCTCGAGCGTGCTGCGGTAACTCTGCGCGCGGGATCCGCTCGAGGTCACCTTGTCGATCGACCAGGTGCCGCGCATGTGGCTCGGCCAGCTGTCATCGAGCACGACCAGGCCCTCGGCGCCGAACGCCGGATTGCCGGGGCAATCGATGCGCAACTTCGCCGCTTCGCGCTGCACCTTGCTGTGCTCGCCCTTGGCCGCTGCGCGGGCCTCGCTTTCGTTCTGGTAGCGCTGGCGCACCTGCTTGAACGGCTCGGTACCGGCCTCGACGCGCACCTCCTTGCCGGCGGATCCATCCCACCAGACCGTGCGCGCACCCTTGAAGCGGATCCGGCTGTCGTTGTCGATGCTGGCCGCGATGAAGGACCGCTCGCCGGGGCGGTTGTCCTTCGTGACTGACAGCGTCACCGGCGGCAGCGGCTTGCCGCTCAGCGACTTGACCTGACCGCGCCGCGCGAGCACGTACAGGTCATTGACCGGCTTCGTCACCGCGTCATAGCGGCGCGCGAGGCGGGTCAGGAAGCCCATGTCGGTCTCGTTGGACTGGTCGACGTGGTCGATCACGATCGCGTCGAGCTCGGGCGCCACGCGCGGCGAGAAGCCGTGCCGGGTGGCCAGCTCGCGGAATATCGCGCCGAGGGTGGTCGGCCCGTAGCTGGCCGAGCGGCGCGCCTTGAAGCCGGTCTCGTCGGCCACCTTGAACGGGGCGGCCGTGGCGACGATCAGCAGCTGCGCGGGGAACAGCTGCGGCATGGTGCGCGTGACCACAAACTCGCCCTTGTCGACGAGCCCGGTCTCCTCGTAGCCCACCCGCAGGCCGATCTTGCCGTCGACGCTCGGCAGGCCTTCCAGCCCCTCGATGTTGACGGTCAATTTCAGCTGATCCGACTCGACGCCCGCCGCGTCGACGTGCTCCCAATCGATCAGCCGGCCGTTGATCAAGGCCGCATTCGCGCCGTAGATCTCGACCGATGGCGTGTATCCGATGGCCATGCCGCCCCCTTAATCCCAAGCCGAAACCGGGGCGCTCTGCGCGGGCCGCTGGGGCAGCTCCGGCAGGTTCACCCACAGCCCGGCAGGCAGGGCCGGGCCATGCTCGGCCAGCCCCTCGTTGACCAGCCAGAAGGCCTCCTCGGCCTCGTCGTCGGCGCGGCCGAGCTCCCGATAGATCAGGAGGTTGGCCGAGTCGCCGGCAATGGTTCTAACCCGTCGCATTCACGAACTCCCGCAGCTCGAGCGTCCACTCCAGCAGCGTGGCGGTGCCGTCATCGAGCACCCGCTGCTGCTGCTCGCTCACGTTGTCGATTCGCCAGCGGCCCCACACCCGGCCGATACCATCGACCAGTGTGTAGGGCTTGCGGGCGTTGGCCATGGCGCGCAGCTCGTCGACGGCCAGCATGCCGGCCTCGAGCTGCGCCTTGCCGCTTAGGCGCAGCTCCTCGAGGCCCTGGCCGGTCTGGTGCGAAAGCGGCTTGCTGCTGATGATGTCGAGGTCGACCCAGCCGCCCGTTGTCTTGCGCTCGAGGCGCTCGTAGGGAAACCCGGTGGCGAGCCCGAACACGAACTCGCCGAGGGCCATCTGCTGTCGCATTAGTCGCTCCCGTCAGTCAGGGCCGCGCCGCGTCGCACGGCGAGCGGGTTGGCCATCATCAGCGGCACGAACTCGCCGCGCATCTTGGCGATGACCTGGTCGGCCAGCGCGGAGCTGGTCGCCTGGTCGGCGCCGTTGACGTGAATCACCGGGGCAAAGGTCATCTGCCGGCTGTCGGTGCTGTTCACGACCTCTTTCGCCACCGCCTCGGGGCTGCTCAGCCGGTCGACCAGGGCGCCGAGTTTCTCGCCGATCCAGCTCCCGGCCTCGCTGCCGGCCAGCCCGCCGATCGCACCGCCGACGATGCCGCCGGCAGCGGTACCGATAACGGGCACGACCGAGCCGATCGCCGCGCCGGCCGCAGCGCCGCCCCACATACCGCCCAGCCCGCCGGCGGTACTGCCCACGGATCCGCCGATCGCCTTCGCGTCGGCGCCTTCGCTCACCAAG